TGGATCGCGTTCGCGGGCACGGCGGCTCACAGCTGGCTTTTCGTCACGCTCATATTCGCATTGGGCGCGTTGTCGTTCGGTGTCGGCTCGACCCTGTTTTCGCAGGGGCTGTACGCCGCGAGTGACGCGCCCATGCTGGGCAGCTCGCTCACCACCGCTGCCTTCAACGTCGGCACCGTCATCGGCCCGTCGCTGGGAGGGGCGTCGATACACACCGCGCTGGGCTACCGAGGACCGCTATGGGTCAGTGTGATGTTGGCGGCGCTGGCGCTCGTGGTCACGCTGTGCGGGCTGCAGGCAACGCCGAACAAGGACGGCTGCAACGTCAGCGAGATCGCGTTGATGCGACAGGCGAGGTAGCGCTTTTCAACTATTGGCGTGAGCGGTCGGTCGCGTGACGGAGTCGTTGAGCCAATGCCTTGAGGCTTTTTCGGGGATTTCGGCAGGATCGCCCTGTGGTCCGGAGCGGGTCGGGGAATTGGAGCGCGGTCTCCATCTCGAGACGGCGCGAGGTCACCGATGTACGCGGTGGCGAACTTATCGCGCCGTGAGTGTGCCATGCGCTCGTTGTACGCCGGGGTGCCGAAACTGACTAGCGATCTGGCCGGAACGTCGAGATCTGGCGAATACGTGCGAACATGCCGACCGTGAGGTGATGTCTCACGACTGAGGTTGCTCCAAGATCGCGGTGCTGGTCCGAGGTCTGCATGTTGCGTCTACCAGCGCGATGTAGGACCAAAGCGGAATGGCAAACTTAATAGCTGGGGTTTTATCGACATGGCAACCATTTGTGTGCAATGATCTGTCCAGGGGCGCGGTCAGCGTCAGCTGAAAGGGGCGGTTGTATCCATGGTCATGAAGGATCGTTGGGCGATGTCTGCGGGTTTGCGGCGGGCATCGGCGCTGGCGGCGATTGTCGCCATGGCTGTCGGCGGAGCGAAGATTGTCGATGACCACACCCTTCCTGGCAGTGGCTTTTCGGCCGTCGCGACCGTAGCCGCGGACCCAACGGGGCCCACGGGCGGGGGGATGGGCCCTGGGGGTATGAACGGCTCTCAGTTCCAGCCACCGCAAATGCCCAGCTCAATGCCTGATTACCAGGGCGGCAACAACCAGCCGCCGCTGGATCAGAACAATGGCATCTCGATCTACAACAGCGGTAGTCCACAAGCGCCGCAACAGGTTCCAGGCCAGCAGGCCGGGCAGCAGCCCCAACAGGTGCAGCAGCCCGCTCATGGGACGCAGATACCTGACTATCAAACCGCGACTCCCTACACTCAGGGGCCTGGTAAGCCGAATCCTGATTACCAGGCACCGCAACAGAATTCGCCACAACAGCCGCAACAGCAACAGCCGAACCAACAGCAGCCGCAGAACAAGCAGGACGATACGACGCAGCAGTTGGATCAGCAGCAGCAACAGCGTCAGCAGCAGTGTCAGTCTGCGGCCGAGTATTACGGCATTGCTCAGCAGATGCTTAGTTTCATGGCTTCTGCGGCGGGCGGTGCCGGGTCGTTGTTCCAACAGCCCAGCCGCAAGCTCGGCCCGGGAGACGAATGCAACTGCGCCCCTGAACAGGCCGGACCGCAAGACTCCGAGCCGTCGCAGGAGCCTTCTAACCAATCTGTATCGGATCGGAAAGTCAACTGCGAAGCGCCCCGGCAGACAGCCACGGGTGACGACTTGGACTTCAGCATCCCGAACACAGGCCGCAATCTAGGTGGGGATCCGGGCAAGATCGGGGAGCATCCGAAGCTTGACGGTGCGGACAATCCGCTCAATCCGCAGTTTCTTCCCAAGGACCAGCGTCCAATCCCGACTGGGACAGCTCTAGGACCGCAAGGTAAGCAATATGCGTTCTACAGTACGCCCAAATACCACAATCCCGACGGGACTCTAAACGAGCACTATGTGACGCCGAACTCCGCCATCGTCGATCTTGCTCATCCCGACAAGATCATCGGCAACTCACCGTTGGCACAAACCAGCGGAGCATTTGATCCTAAGACAAACACCATGCTCTTAGCAGGGAACACGTCGGCAGATCCGGATACGACCGGTCGTGCGTTGTATCAATCTGCGCCGATCGACCCCAAGAACCCTAATAGCTGGATCAACGGCCCCTTTACGTATATCGGACCGCTGTTATCTGGAAGTCGGGAGAGTCAACTCATTGCTCTTGGCGCCAAGGGAGAAGATGGCTTCTTCTTCGCCGAGTCATCTGCAGGTCGGTCCGCTACGGGCGTCTTGGCGTCGACAGCCAGGGAACTCACTGAGAAAACTGTGGGCGATGTCCTGGTAGAAAACGTTGTCAGTAATATCGGGGGTGTGGATGGGGTGTACGCGCCGACCATCACAAAACAGGGCCTGGATTCTGCTACCAAGATGGGTAGTCTGGAGCTGAAAGTTAGCCAGTTCTGGGACCCCACCTGGATGGCTGCTAACCGTGAAGCTGTTAACAACGGCACGGCGAAGGTGCCCTACAGTCCACGTATATACACGACTAACTGCACGATTCAATAGGAGAGCGTGATTATGAAGACACGAGTTTCATACGCATCTGCTGCATTTCTTGCACTAGCTATTTCGGCATGCTCTCAGTCCAATATTGCTTCTGCTGAACCGCCAGGATTCCCTGATCTCAATGGTTTCTCAGAGGCGCCGGTAGCGTCGTACACGATGGGCTGGGACAGAGGCTCAAAGACCATCGGGTTTTCAACGGCAAACGGTGTTGACTGCAATTTTGGCGCGCCTAAAAACCCGAACGGAGATAATCAGGAGATTTCTTGCTGGGGCCCGCTCCCGGGCCTTCAGGATGTTCCTGTGCACGGCGGGGATTCTGGACCATGTGACTTCGGCACCGTAAACCAACGCGGCATAGCCCACACCAAGGGCGCCTGCAAAGATGCCAACCCCGGACGGAAGATTCTCAACCCAGGCCAGAAGGTCTCATATGGGAACGTGACATGTGCGGCCGGTGGCGACGGATTGATCGCGTGCATCGAACGCGTCAGCCCGGAGCGCGGTTTTGTGTTGCAACCATCCGGTTCTTTCGTCTTCTAATCAAACCGAGCAACTGGAAGCAGGGGGCATTGCGTTGAGGGCGCTGTTTGTTGTCATGGGATTGTGTGGCTTTGCCATTGCGGGATGCGCTCAAGCCGAGGAAACGCCGTCGACAAAGCAGTCTGCGACCCGACAGGAATCGACTGATTTTGCGGACATTCCCGGCCAGTTCCCGTCGCCAGGTTCGTTGACGGCTAACGGGCAAGCGGAGGCTCCGGTGGGTGGATGTGTGAATTTGGGCGGCGAGCTGGTGAATGCGTCGTTAACAGTGGTGGATTGTGGCTCGGACCGAAATACCTACCGGATCGTGCAGCGTGTCAATATCCCGCAAGAATGCGGAGATACCGATCGTTCCTACTATCACAATTCCGAGGCCACCGGGCAGTACACCGCATGCCTGGACTTGGCGTGGGCCAAGGACTCATGCATCAGCCTGGGTCAGCCTGTAGCCAAGGTCGTCTGCACAGACACCAACGCACCCAAACGAATCAAGCCACTCAAGATCATCCTGGACACCACCACACTGGAAGGCTGCCCGTCGGGCGGTTACAAACACCCGCAGCGCAAGTTCACGGTCTGTACGGAGATCCAGAAGTAGCCTGCCATATGTGGCCGACGGTGTAACTCAACGGCGTTGGACTGTCGATGAATTGGCGGTGACATTGGCTCGGTCGCTGAGGCCGGCGAGAGGTTGGGCCGCATCAGAGTGCAGATGGAGAAGGCCCGAAAGCGGTTCCAGGGACCCGATATTGAGCAGCTGCTTGTCCATAAACGTAGCGATGCTGCCGAGCCAGAGCAGGCAGTCCGGGCCGACATTGCCTGCTGCGGCCCATCGACGCCTCAGGCAATCGCGATCGCATTGGGCCGGTCAAATATCTCGCGCCGAGGAGGCCGCCGGTTGGGCAGTTACTGCGGTACCAACCGCAGACTAATCGAGTTGATGCAGCAAGCCAGGTCGGCCAGCGTCGGTCAAGTTGTTCGGATCGCGCCGGCAGCGGATGGCGAGCCCGATCGGATCGCGGCGTGAGCGCGATGACCGACGCGCAGGAACATGGCCGCGCAGCCTTTATCCACGGCTGGATATCCAACGGCGGCGGTTCGGACGCGGTAGGCCCCGTCCGGGAGTGCGTCTACAGACTTCCGGGCACGCCCGCATATGCCAATGTCGTCTACTCCCTGAACGGCGTAATGCTGTGGGGGGAGGGGCAATCCCGCACCCGTGAGCGGCTGCACTTTCAGGGGATTGGCAAAGGTGATCGTGTCTCGTCGTTCTTCGCTGAGCGCTGAATTAGGGCACATCGAGTTCACTAATTGCGGTAGAGCTATGTCCCGCACGCCACGGCCGAATGCGCAGGTAGCGCGGCTAACTGTGGCTCACAGGAATCATCCAGAAGTTATCCATAGGTGACGAGAAGGTAGTCAAACAGTGACCAGAAACGCCCGTGGAAATGGGCACCTGACCCTAGTTTCGGCCCCAGTTGTTAAGCTGAATGATGGGGGCGCACAATTGAATTCGTTGCCGGGTGGGCACTATGGCTATGGGGTGTCCTACCTCGACGAGCACTGCCGATGGATGTTACGGGCAGGACGTGCGGACCGCACGGTCAAGGCGCGCCGGATGCATTTGCAGTATTTGACCGATTTCCTGGGGCGTGATCCTGTTGACGCCACCGAGCGGGAGTTGGAGGCGTGGCAGGACAGTTTGCCGCGTGAGCAGTTGCAGTACAAGACCGCGATGGTGCGCCCGTACTATGGGTACCTACATGCACGTGGGTATCGCGCGGATAACCCTGCGGCGCTGCTGGTTTCGCCTCGCCCGAAGCGGGGATTGCCCCGACCTATCGTTTTCGAGGCGATGCAACGCGCCATTCTTTACGCGCCCACACCGCGGATACAGGCGTGGCTTATTTTGGCGGCATATGGTGGGCTGCGTGCCGAGGAAATCGCCTGTTTGGCGATTAGCTGCTTTGAACAGCTGTCGAGCGGCGGTGTGTTCATCCGGCTCACGGAGACCAAGGGGGACTATCCGCGCGTGAGTGCGTTACCGGCTTGGGCGTGGGAGATGATCAGGCCCGCATTGCAGACAGAGGGGCTGTGCTTTCGCCGGGTGCGCGGGACCGGACCGGTTACCGCCCAGCAGGTTTCCCAGCAGTGCAACGATTGGCTACACAAGTCGGGTACGCGTTCCACGCTGCACTCGCTGCGGCATTGGGCCGGGTCCGAGGGGATCGAGAATGAGGATCTGCGGGTGGTTCAGGAGTTCCTGGGCCACACCAACCCTGCGACCACGGCGATTTACACGAAGGTGCGGCCCACGCGCATTGCGCGCTTGGTCGAGCAGTTCCCCCGACTCGATGACGTGCCTGCATAATTTCTGGTCGCGGCAATTGTCTTGATTACAGCTCGGCGTCGGTTCCCATCGTGTCGTCGATGGAGCGCCGGGCTTGCGTTTACCGTCACCGGAATGTCCGCTCGCCGCTCTCCATGGATGAATGAACGCGCGCAGTTTCTCGTCAAATACCTGGCTGATCAGCACGGCATTCGCATCACAGAGGACATCGCCCGCGAGGACATCTCGACGCAGGTTGATCGGGTTGCCGAGCGTATGAGAATCCAGCGCCAGTCGGCGAAGTACTACGTCACCGAGGACTACCTGATCAAGCTCGGCGACCACATCGCCAGGGCCATCCGCGAAGCGCAAGAGGCAGATCCGCGTCGAGGCCTACGCGCGGTTCCACCAGTTGATTGAGCGCGTGGCGCTGCGCTAGCCGGGGAAACGGCCGTAACGAGATCGCTGGGCCGCTACGCTGCGCGCATGAAGACTCTGGGGGTTGCGGTTGCAGGCGTAGTTTCCGTGGCGCTGATGCTCAGCCCGTCCGCCAATGCCGACCCACCACCGCCCGGCTGTGCGCGCGTGCCGCTCTTCGGCCTCAATCCACAGATCCTCGAGATATGTGACGGAGCGATCCTGCCTGACGGATCGTGGGAGCGGGCGCGCAGATACTGGCACCCGCAATATGTCCACAGCAGTTGCGGTGGCGTCTACTACTACGGTGGCTGCCCCCAGTGGGCACATGACGTGATTCCCGCCGAGCGGAGCGAGATCGAGACCTACACCGTCACTGCGGACACTATCCCTCCCGGCGAGCCGGGGCACATCGAATGAGGGTGATTCCAGCGCTCGTCGTGACTGCGGTCGCCTGCGCTCCAATCGCGCACGCCGACCCTCGACCAGCGGGGGTCGTGTGCGACACGTTGCGCAAGTACCCCGCGATGGCTCCCGTCGACGTGGCCTTGATGTTCTCAGAAGATCAGCCGATCTACCGTGACTACACCACCGCCAAGGCTGCGGTCGATCGGGAAGTCATGAGTGAATGCCCCGAGCTGGCGACCCGCGGGCGCTGAGCTGCTACCTCATTTCCGGGCGCAAAACCGGAAACGCCGCAGGTCGGTAGGGCTATAAGAATTCGGCCCGCAATTGAACCATTGCCCCGCGATACGTGGTTGGTGTGTACTGTGCCCGTAGTTGGTTAACCACCGGGGTCAGGGGGCGTGATGTCTGCACCGTTGAACGTCGATCCTGCGCAGCTCCACGCGGTGTCCGGTCTTGCGGCTGAAGTGGCACGCGATTTGCAGCGTGAGTTAGATCAGCTGGAGCACAGGTGGGAAGACCTATCGAGCACGTGGGACGGTGTTGCGTCGCGGGCGTTCGGTCCCGAATTCGACGCTTGGCGAGAGGGCGCGCTGAAGACCGTCGCGGCGCTTGATTCGGCTTCGGTCACGCTGGCGCAGCACGGGTACGCGTTCGCAGAGTCGGAGGCCATATCGGCGCAGAATATCTCGGGGCAGTAGCCGTGCACGATGACTCGATTCCTTACCGCGTAGATCTTGATGCGTTGCAGGCGTTCATCGACCAGTTGGCGGCGTTCGACCGCGCGGCCGAGCGGCGCGCCGCCGAGGTGGACCGTCGTATCAACGACCTGCATGCCGATTGGTCGGGCGCGGACGCGGCGGCGAACCTAGCGTTTCACCAGCAGTGGATGGACGGCGTTGCCGAGATGCGCAAGGCTGAGGAAGCGTTGGAGGAAGCGGCCAGCAAGGCGCACCGCAACTACCGGGGCGTGGGGGAGCACAACCAGCGGATGTGGCCATGACGCAGGATTTCGACCCGGCAGCGGTCAAGCGGGCAGCGATGAAGTATCGCCAGCTCGCCAGTGATATTCAGATACGCGTCGAGGCAATCGCCGGCCGGCTCAATGAGTGCGGCGGCATGGCCGGTAATGACAACGGCGCCAAGGATTTCTGCCAGCAGTACGACCCCGCCGCCAAGGACGGCATCGAGGCCGGCGCCTACGCGGTGAACGCGCTCAACACCTGCGCTGACCTGTTGTTCGCAACGGCGGTCAATCACGAGAATGCTGATAGCGCCTCGGCACCCAATGGGCAGACCGTCCCAGCCTCGGCCCCGCCGGTAACACCGGCATACGCCACACCGTCGATTCCTTCGGCCCTCGGCGGCTCACCGCCCCCGAGCTGGTGGGAATCGATCAAAGACTATGTGCAAGGGGCGATGTGGCCCAACGGTGACCCGACGAAGCTACGCAATGCTGCCGTCGCGTGGAACTACCAATCAGGCGAGATTGACGGTGCGTTGCGGCGAGCGTTCTTCCCTGTCGATGGGTCGAACCCGATCACGGACGTGAGCCACCAGCACTCACCGGAGATCCCGCAAGCCGTCGCGTCGATGACGCTCGCGCGCGATGCGGTCAAGATCCTCGAAACTGAATGGCGGGCGATCGGTCAGTCGCTCATGGATCTGGCCGACCGCATCGACGACGTGCACAAGCAGATCGTCGATGAAATGCTCATCCTGGGCGCCACGGTTGCCGTCGCCGAGGGCGCCGCCGCGATCCTGGTACCGCTCACCGCGGGCGGCAGCGAAGTCGTCTCCAAGATGGTGGACACCGCGCGCCTGGCCGCCACCGGCGAGCGCATCGTGGCGATTCTGACCGCCTACCGCGCCGCCGCGTTGAATTCCGGGCTACCCAACGTCGCGGCGGCTGCAGCACTCACACGCTCGATTCAGAGCTTGGGGCCGTTGATGAGTTCGCGCGCCTCACTCTTCCTCGCCGAGGGCGCCGGGCTCGTGCCGGAACTGACCGCTGCCGAGCTGTACAGCCGTCCGAGCGGTTTGCGTGTGGGAACCGAGCGCGCGGTTCAAGCGGCGGCCCGCAAGACGCCCGATGGCAAGTACTACGTCAGCGCCACTGATGAGGATGTGCTCGTTCCCATAAGCAAGAGCTACGACGCAGATGTGCTGGCCTTGCCGAAGACGCAGGACGGCAAGTATTACATCGACGCCAGCGGCACAAAGTATCCGGTCGATCCCGTTTGGCATTATGGCCATAAGGCCAATCAAGAGTTGTGGCGTTGGCAGGAGATCGCCACGCGCGAAAAGTGGTCCAGACAAGAATGGTTGGACAAGATGAACGATCCGGGTCTGTACCAGATCGAAGACGGCCCAGGAAACGTAAGCCACAAGTTCGAGATGCCCCGAGGAAGATGATGACCGACGTTCATAGCCGCGACCGCGCCGGCCGCACACCGCTGCATTACGCGGTGATCGACGGACCACGCGACCAGGTGAATGCTTGGCAGGAAACTGACCCGGTACGAATCGCCGAGCTGCATCAGATCAGCGTGGACTATCGCCTTGCGAACACTCGGCATCTGATCGACTCGGGCGCCAACGTCAATGCCACCGACGATGATGACTGCACGCCTTTGCATTCCGCAGTCGCAGGGGATAGCGCTGAGGTTGTTCGGTACCTACTGGATTCGGGGGCGTATGTCGACGCCCGGAACAACAAGGGTGAGACTCCGCTCAAATTGGCGGTCAGAAACACGACCCCGGCAGCCGCGCAAATCATGGCAGTCCTCTACGCGGCGGGGGCCGATCCGACCATTCAGGCCGACAACGGCAAGAGCGCACTTGATTTCGTGCGTCGCTACGGGAAACCGGAAGAGAGAGCCGTCTTTAACCTCGACTGAGGGCCTAGATCTCGTCGTGCAACTCCGCAGGCAGGGCGGGTGGGGCCTGTCCGGGCGCGTGGTGCATGGCCCAGCCCATCCATTCGCGGATATGTCGGACAGCTGCGCGTAGTTTGGTGCGGAATTCGTTGCGCTCTTTCTCGACAACGGCAAGTCGGGCCTCGAGGTCGCGCACTTTTCGCGATGTGAGTGCTTGCCATCCGGCAAGGATTACCCCGAATACGCCGCCAATAGCCTGTATCAGTTCGGGATTCATTCGGCCGACCCGTCCGACCCGCCGCCGCGCATGTCTTGGGCGAGTTTGATTCCTGGCAGACCGGAACCGACAAGTCCGGCGATGGAGATCACCCATTGCAGTCCGCTGGCAGCATCCATTTTCCCGGAGACGATCATGGCTACGGTCCCGCCAAAAACGACGATGAACATGACCGCATAGACAATGAGACGTGTGGTGTCATTTTGCGGCACTGGGTTGGGCATGACGGGTCCTCTCGGGTGGGGTTGTGGATAACACCGTTTGGGCAGTTCAGAAGGAGTTTTTCGATGGCGCCATCGATAGTGAGCGCTACAGTGGGCAGAGTCCCTGCGCGCTCTCCTCGCGCGGGGGCGAGGCTAGGGGAGTTTCCAGGCGGTCCAGGCCGGCGGGCCGTCGTTCCACCACGAGACCGTCCCGGGAACGGTGAACACCGTTGCGGTGGTGACCTTCTCGGTGATGATCTGTGCGGCGCAGTCCACGGCGGTCTGTCCGCGCCAGAAGGGCTCGGGCTGGTCGTGGTAGTGGTAGTGCGCGTTGGTCTGCACGAATTTGAGTGCGGCGGCGATGGTTTGGATGATCTGCGGCAGTAGCGCGAAAAGTTTCATCACATCGATGATCTCGCCGCCGACCTGGTTGGCTGGCCCTGTGGTGACCAGGGATGCCAACGCTGACAGAGTGCCAGCTCCCGGTAGCGCCGAAGCTACCAACCCGAGCAGCTGGCCGCCAACAGTGGAGACGAACAGGTTGAACAGGTAAGCCGCGAAGTCGAGCGAGATTTCCATGCGGGTGAGGATCTGGTACAGCCACGGCAGCAGTCCGACGGCGTTGGCGTACATGTCGCCTTCGTGGGTGAACTGGTAGGTGATCGGGACTGCCCAGTCGGGGCCGAACACACCGGAGACGCCTTGGCCGCCTGGGTCGTTGCCGAGCAGGGTTGGGCCGGGCCGTCGTGATGGGCCGCCGAATCCGATGATGAGCTTGATTTCGTCGCGTCGGTCTTCGGGCCATTGCAGCAGCGCCGTGTTCACCACGTCATCGCCCATGCTGTAGCCGATCCAGATCTTGGGCACCCCGACCATGGGCAGGGCCAGGCGTAGCAGCTCGGCGCTGCCCTCGGTGCGGGCGTCGACGTAGGAGTGGGTGGGATCGCCCATCAGGAACGCATCGGTGGAGAACCCGACGCCCTGCTGCACGAACCGTTTCGCCGGCGCCTTGGGAGCTGCGAGCACGACGCCGAGCCGGGTCTTGCAGTCGTAGGTGAGCACGCCGGGCTGTCGGTTGTATTTCCCGTCTTCGGTGGCGGCGAGGTGTTCCTGCATGTTGCGCAGCGCCTTGTCGGTGGCCGCGTCGAAGACGCCCGATTCGATGACACCGAGGTTATGGGCGTCCGATCGGCCGGGGTAGGCGAACAGCAGCCGGTGCTGCAGCTTGCGGATTTCATCGGTCGGACCCATGGGCGGGTCGGCCAGTTGCGGCTGTTGCCAGGCCATGTCAGGCACCGACCTTTCGCATGAGTGCGGCCAGGCCGGCGCGCAGAGTGCGGCGCTGCCCTTGCGCGTTGTGGCCGAGGTCGCCGTCCTCGCCCCACTGATCGAGGCCGGCCCCGAGCTGCGTGCGGATTTCGCGGACATCAAGGGCGATGGCCTCGTGCAGCTCGCGGTCGCTGTAGTCCTTCGGGTACTGCTTGCCCGTCGTCGGTGGCGCGGTCTGCCCACCGCCCGCCCAGAACGCGACGCGTTCAGCGAAGTAGTCCCAGGGGAACCCATCGCCGACGTCGGTGTGGGTGCCGTCGCCGAGCACCTTGGTCACGTAGCGGTGATCGCTGATACCGGGTATGCGGCCGGTGTACGGGGGCGCGATGACCTTGGTGGGTATGTCGTACTTTTTGCAGTCCTGAACCGCCAGGTAGGCAGCGACATCGATCGCGTTGCTGAACCGGGTGAGCCACTGCTCGCGTGTCCATGTGGCCGATGTTCCGGCGAACACGTAGTTGATGCTGCGGTTGTTTGCCGATAGCACCGCCCATGCGGCGTCGTCGGTGTCTACGTTGTCGACGACCGTCACACCACCGTCGGAGGCCTGACTGATCGCGTTGTGATAGGACACCTGTGCCGCACCGCTCTGGTACCACTTCGACAGCGCCTCGGCGGCGTCGCCGCGGCCTATGAATCCCTCACTGGTGTGTACGAATACGGCATCGATAGTGACGCCGCTGCGGCCGTTGTAGTGGTTCTCTGACCAGATCGCGAATTCGTTGAACGCAGGCCGATTGTCGGTGGTGGGCACGGTTCCTCCTGTGGGCCAGTACTTGTCCAGGTATGGGGTAGCGGTGGCGATGCGGGACTTGATTTCGGTGAGGTAGGCGCGACGGCCGTGCTCGTACCAGTACTGCGCGCTGGGCCAGTTCGGGCGCTGCTGCATCCACGCGATGTTGAGCCAGATGTCCGGGCTCGCCCCGGGCTTGTGTCGCCAGATGTCGAGTTTGTCGAAGAACCCTTTGACCTGTGCCGCTGCGCCCTTGAATCGGTCTGGGTAGCTGGCGTCTTGTTGTGCGACACCGAATGTGGTGTATGTCGGGTCCCATACCGTCTCGTCCCATGCGGATTCTTGGTAGAGCGTGGATTTCACGGCAAGGCACTCATCACGGGTGTATCCGCGCGCCTTGGCTTCCGCGACGATGAGTTGGGCTACTTGGCCTTTGGTGGTCATAGTCACCACCCGAACCGGCCGTGTGTGATTCGCGGATCGCGCGGGCGCTCGCCGGGCGCAAAGCGGGTTGCGACGACGAACGTCAGAACCCCTGTCGCTCCCGCGACGGCGAGACATAGCGCGCCGACCTTGACCGGCCATGTCGTCATCACAGTCGGCCAATTTTGTCGGTGCCGTCGTTCCATTTGATGTTGATGTCGCCGCCGTTGGGCGTCACGGGCAGCCCCGAGGCCGTGTCTAGGTAGAAGATCAGCCGCGACGTACCGGCCGTGCCGGTGTCTTTGAAGATCACCACCGCTTCACCGCTGAGACCGGTCACCCCTGGCCATGAAGAATCATTGGCATCGAGCACGCCAAGCACGTTCGCCTTACCCGTGAGCGCGGCCGAGGTGGCGATACGAGCACCGGAGGGGATATCCGATAGGAATTCGTGGGTGGCCGCGTTCAGGGTGTAGCCGCCGGTGTCCACCAGAACGACCTTGATGGTGTCGGCAAGCCAGTTGATTTGCGCGTTGCCGAACGCCTCATATGCCTTGTCGTACATGATGTTTGCCATTGGGTATTCTCTCTTTCTGGTTGTGTCAATTGAGCACGACGGCTGCCGCGCCCCAGTTCACGGAGGTGTTGGCGATGGTGAAAGTTGTTGACTCGTCGGCAACATTGACGGTCATGAAGACTTGCCCGGCCGCGGGCGTCAGCCACAGAGCCGCCCCGCCCGCGGTCCCGGTCGCCGCTGCGCTGGTGATGAATATCTGCACGATCAGCTGGTCGGCTGCGCAGGTGACGGACTGTGTGGGTTGCGATGTGGTCGCCGAGGTCTTGGTCACGGTGCCCGAAGGCGCGGTAACCCCGGATACGGCCAATCCGAAGGCACGCCACCAGTTGCCGCCGGTGGCTGTGATCGACACGGTTTTCGCGCCGGCCGAGGTCATCGCCGCAGCGCTGCGGTAGATCTTGATAAATCCGGTGGCAGATCCGGCGTTCCAGGTCAGTGTGTCGAGCAGCGTCATGGCGGTACCGGCGCAGGTGACCGCGGATGGATCACCCGGCCCGGTTTGTCCGACGATCGCGTAGACGTAATCGCCGACTGCGGTGTAGACATCGAATGTCTTGGTGCCGTTGATGCCGTCGGCGTCCGTGCCGGTGCTGTACTTCGGGATAGGCCCGGTGGGGGCTACCGCGCACAGGGGGACGCCGAGCGCGGCCCAGTCGCGGGTCGCGCTGAGCGTGCCACCGAATGTTGTGGCCGCGTCGGCGTCACGCACCGATTGGGTCAAGAACCCCACGTTGTCGAGGTAGCGGCTGGTGCCGCCGGACAGCGCCGACAAGGTGGTGCTGTTCTGTCCGGGGGTGAACGCGTGCACGGTGCGCCCGTTGAGCGGCACGGTGACGGGCAGGGAGAACGATGTTCCGTTGCCGACAGCGGATTTCGCGGGCCGGAATCCTTGCGCGCCGGCGTAGGACACGGCCACGGCCTGCCCCCAGCTCGAACCGGTCTTGTTGATATTGATCGTCGCGCTACCGGATGCGACGTTCCTGATGAGGTAGGCCGCGATCAACACACCGTTGGACAGTGCTTGCCCGGCGCAGATCATCGGCAGGTTGCTCGCCCCGTAGGTCGCCGACGAGACCGCCCCCGATCCCAGCGAGTAGAACACCAGCACGTCATCACCAGCATTCGGGGAAATGGTGCACGTCGCCGGCGAGCTGGTTGTCTCGGTGCCCACGCCTTGGGTGTTGTAGTTGACCGAGGCGGGCTGAGTGATCGTCGGCGTGCCAACAGCCACCCGCGACGCAACGCTGGTGGGCGCGATGGTGACCGGGCCCGGTGTCAGGGTGGGGGTGCCGACAGCAGCCCGTGACGGGACGGCGGTCGGCTTGACCACGTAGGCAACGCTCGGGGTGCCCACCGCGGCGCGGGAGGGTACGGCGGCAGGTTTGATGACCTGCGCCAGGCTCGGGGTACCGACCGCCACCCGCGAGGGCACGGCGGTCGGACTGATCGTGACCGGCCCGACGGTGACGGTCGGGGTACCCACCGCGGCACGCGAGGGCACGCTGGCCGGGGCAACGATCGGAATCAAGCTCGGGGTACCGACCGCGACGCGTGACGCAACGCTCGTGGGCCGGATGTCTTGCGGCCAGGTGATAGTCGGGGTACCGACCGCTACGCGCGACGGGACGCTGGTCGGCCGGATCGTCAGTGGCCCTGTCGTGATAGTCGGGGTACCGACCGCGACGCGTGACGGGACGCTCGCGGGTGTGATGCGGAATCGGCCATACCATTTGCCGCCGGTACGCGCAGTCGTTGTGGTCATCACGCCGTCCTTATCGCGCAGAAACCGGCCCCGCCCGGACGGCCTGCCCGCGCGTTGCCGCCGACACCGCCGTCGCCGCCGCCGCCACCGCCACCGGGGCTGTTGCCGTTGGTGTCTTTCGGGGCCGCCAGGCCGCCGACGAATAGACGCCCGAAGAACGGGTAATTGGTCTGTGCCTCGCCAACGGGATCGCGGTTGAAGAACCCGCCGTAGGCCAGGCGCCCGCCGTTGCCGCCCGGAATGTTCAACAGCACCGTGCCCGGCGCGGTCGACAGCCGCACAATCAACGCTTCACCGGGGCTGCCGTTTGTTTCCCTGCTCGGCGAGCCCGCACCTGGCGCCGGAACGTACACGTCCAAACCGGGTACATCCCAGGGAATCCCGACACCGCGCTCCAGACTCAGCGCCGCCCAGTTGCCGCGGCGTCCGCCTTCGCCTGGCTTGTCCCAGCCGCCGTCGCCGCCACCGCCGCCGCCACCGGCGCTCGATCCCGCGATGTAGACGTAGCGTGAATCGGCACCGAACAGGTAGGTGTACCAGCCCGGCGCGGTGTAGTCCGTCCACGGTGAATCCAACAGGGTCTCACCGAGCGCACCCCAGGCCGGCGCGGACTCCGAACGCACGATCGCGCCCGAGATTGTTTCGGGCAGACCAGAACCGGTGTTGTTCTTCTCGGTGATGTAGGTCGGGACCGGTTGCACCACCTCGGTCACTTGCAGCAGCGAGGGCGTGGTGAACATCTGCCCGGCGGTGCCGCCAACCTGGCGTACGGCGAGGTAGACGGTTTCGCCGCGCCCGACCGATACGCCGCCGGGTGCCGCGAACGTCTGCACCTTCGAGGCGGTCAGCGCGGACTTCACATCGCCGAGATAGACCGCTCGGGTGAGTGTTCCGTCATATTGAAACTTGTAGACGCCGACGTAGAGGTTGGTCATCGCGTTGCCGACTAGCCCGAATTTGAGGGCCTTGTACACGCGGTCGGTGTCCGGGGTGATCGGTATGTAGGTGATGTCCCCCAAGGCCGGGGTGAACATCGATTGTGCCAGCGCGATCGGGAAAGACACGTCGTCGTGAGTGCCAGTCGACATCCAGCGCGGGCTGCGGCGTGGCCGGATCACCATCGACGAGGCGAACTGCGCCGCAGCGTTCGCGTCGTTGGCGACCGCGGTGACATGCGCCGAAGCCGCCTTGACATCATCAGGGGTCTTGCCGGTGGCGTTGGCGCCAAAAACCCCGTTCCAGAACGCATCCCAGCCGTTCTGCACATCCCTTGCGAAATTCTGCCCGCCCTCGACGATGCTCGTAAGCAAGTCGGGCGCCATCTTGTTCGCCATATAGCTCGAGATATTCGAGAACCACACATCGCCGGACAATGCCCCGGCATCGAGCGTCACCATCGTCGCTGCGCGCGCAACCCCCTCGGGCACAACCCAATCAGTAGTTGGTATGACCTGCCACGGCGCCGACGCGGTACCGGGTTGAACCTGCCCGGTGATGACATCGGGCAGGGCATTACCAGCGGCGTCCCATGCTACGAACCCAACCTTGATCGGATTCGAACCTGGTGTCGCGGTTACGCCTGACCACTTCGTTGCCGCCGGCAACTTCACCACTTGCTTAGGTGCTACATCGAAAATCTCGCCGCGCACCGATTGCCAAGTCCCATCGGCCGTCATCTTCCCGGAGAATCCAGAGTCTTTGCCTGGCGTATTCGGGTCCCAATGCAGGAACGGATTGTCGGCGATGGCACCTGCATTCAAGAACTGGCCAGCGCCTTGAATCAGATCCTCGATCACATCGGCGATCCACGACACCGGGATCACGCCCTTAAAGAACTGACTCGCCGCCTTGACTATGGCAGCAAACAGATCCTCCCAACCCTCTTCAATCTCTTCTAGGGTGGGCCAGCCAACGTCCTGTCCAGAGGCGAGCTGGAGCAGTCGACGTATCGGCATGAAGATCTGTTGAATCGCCAGCAGCGTTTCGTCGTCGCCGTCGTAGGTGCCCATGATCGCCTCGGCCAAGCCAACGAACTGTCCGATGACGGGCAGGCTTTCGATGAAGTCGACCAGTAGGCCGGGCAGGTCTTCGGGGCTCTGAATATCGTTCGGGTCGGCATTGGCGACGTGGGAATTGAATCCGGCGAACAGCTTCGTCAAGATCCCGAACGGCGAGAGGTCTTGCAGCGGGTCACCGCCGGTGGAGCCGTGGAACGTGCCGGGCATGCGCTCGGCGGCCCGGTTGCGCATCGCCCCGGGCGTCATGTCTTGCAGCTTTTGAGCCAGGGTCTCCAGCGTCATCCCGCCCGCGGGAAGGTTGGGCACTCCACCGGGTGTGGTCATCGCCGCACCGCCCGGGCTGCCTTGGGTATGCGCTTGGGGCACTTGGGCGCGGTGGCGGTCATCTCCACATGCGGATCGGATTCGGTGTGCTGGGGTTGCTCGGGCAGCTTGATCGATTCCTGGCGTACCCCATCGGTGATCCAGGCCGGCGCGTGCACCGCGGTCGGGTCAATGTGCTCGGTCTGGCGGATGCCGAGTGCTACCAGCTGGGCGGCCAGGTCGGCGACAACTGGCTGCATCACCGTCAACGGCAATTCGGTCGCAGTCAGCAGTGCCGAGGCCAGCGCACCACCTAGGGCCTTGACCTGGCCGTCGATGTCATCGACCGGCGGGATCTTCTTCGGGATGACCTGCGACTCGACAACCTTGTCGGCCAGTGCTTGCGCCTCTTCGGGCGAGATACCCTCTGTCACCACAGTCCTATCTGTTGCAGGCCGCTCATGGTGCGGCTCATCAGTTCGGCCATGCGCTCGATCGCGTCCTTTTCCTGGCGGGTGTCCCCGAAGGTGCCCTCGACCGTCAACGGCCGGTGCTCACCCCAATTGATGTCCAGAGACCGGCAGCGGCGCACGAACACCCGCGGCATCAGGTACTTGCTGGTGCCGCCGACACGATCGCCCAGCCACCAATGCCCGAAACCGTTGTCGCCGATGAGCCACGGCGAGGCGTTGGCGACGGTCAGCGTGAATGAGGTGTCGGGGTCGGTCTCACGCCGGCGCCTGCGCAGGTCCATCACGCTCGCCGCGGTGAACGCCTGGGTGACGTTGGTGCTGGTGGTCTCCAGGTAATGACCCCACCCCTGACGGCTTGTCCGCAGTAGCAGCGGAACCGACATGTGCGCCAGGATCGAATCTCGGTAGATCGGGTTGAGGAACGAATCGATCGCACCGCCGAGGGAGCCGACCGACACTGTGAACCCGACGCCCGCGCTGATCGCCGCCGAAATGTTGTCGCCGAGCACATCGCCGCCGTACTGAATTGCGGCACTTATCAATTCGTTCACACCCGGCATCGACTGGCCGCCCACGGTGATACGGCCGGCGCCGCCCGGTGAGCGCGAGAAGTTCGATGTTTGGATGCCGGTGATGTCGCCGTCGCGGTACACCACGTAGGGGTGCGCGGCCTGCGTGCCGAGGATGCCGGGCAGCCGGTAGCCTGTCTCGTCGATGGTCTCCCCGGTGAACAGGTTGTAGCTGTCCTCGACGTGGTTGGACAGCACATCGGCGATTGTTCGGGTCAGGCCCGTGGCCAGGTTGCCGCCGATGGATGTGCCGGTGCGGAACCCTGACTTGTCGACGATGCGGACGAACAGGGTGCCGTTGCGCCAGTTGGTGCCTGCGCCCGGCCACGGTTCGGGGTCGCCGGTTTTCCAGCGCCGCAGGTCCCATTGCAGCTCTGCGTCTTCCATGATCGGCGCGGCCACGTCGAAGATCGATGTCTTGATGCTGCCGACGACCAGGGACAGCGGGGCCACCGAATCGCCGAACGTGCGTGGCACGATGACGATTTGCGACTGCTGCCAGATGTTGAGGAATATGTCGACCAGCTCGGGAATGTTCCAGTTGGCCGGGTCGAGCAGTTTGAACAGGGTGCCGATGTCAATGTTGGTCAGCTGCAACCGAAGTAGATTCGCCGCCATCGTCAGCAAGATCCCGTGATCAGCCTGCGCGAGCAGCATCCACGCCTTCGGCTGCTGGATTAGTGACAACGGTAGGAACGGATTGCCCGCTGTGTGAACGAATTTCAGCTCTTCGATATCGTCCAGGAACTCGATGACCACCACGTCTCCGGTGGCCCCACGCTCAATATGCACACCGTCTTTGGCCTTCATCCGGCCGCCGATGCGGGCACCCATGGTCTCGACGATCACGTGAATATTGCTGGTGCCGCGCGCCTCTTCGTCCAGGGCCCAGAAAGCCGGCCACGTACCCCGGCGGTCGTCGAGATCGATCGGTAGGCGCAGCGAAATAGTCCCGGTCTGGTTGACGATCGGATTGACCCGCCCGCCCAGCTCGCCGCGCACCGTGCCGCGATAGACCCAATCCCCGTCGTAAAGCTCAATGTGCGGCGGGTCGTAGGCGCGCTCAATGCGGTACTCGCGTACCTCCCGCGCCCACGCCGCGAAGTCGTCGTGATCGGTGCCGGTGAACGGCTCGGCGAAAGTTGCGACGGTCATCGTTGAACTTCACTGGAGTTGCCGACGACGCGGAGCTGCGGGCCTCCCTGTGGCACCTTCGGTTGTGGTGTCCTCAGAAGATCTGCTGCGGACTTGTGCAGCCACCAGCCCGCCCACAACGCACCAGCGGCTAGCGCAGCGGACTGAATGAGGAACGCTACGGCGGCACCTGCGATCGCTACCCTCACGCCTCAAGTCCGCTTTCTGCTGACCAGAAACGGCGCTGCCGCAAGGTGGCCTTCGCTCCCGAGGGGCCCTGGCACACGACCGGCACCACCACCGGATCATCGGCGGTGCCGGTGTACTGGGGCACCGGATAGAGCGGTTCAACCCCGTTGAACAGGCCAGCGGCATTCGACAGGTCCGCAGACACGTAGGTATCCATGAACGGGTCAGACATCACGGACAGTAGTTGGGTCAGCTGCGGGGTCACGATCATGCGGGCCGCATCCGCGCCCACCGGGCGGTTCCATTTGCGTTCTTGACCGAATGCAAAGTCCGGGAACTGCCATTGAATCGCGGGGTCCAGCTCCCATTCGGGCCACAGGTCTTGATCAGTGGGATTCCACACGTCGAACCATCCGGTGTTCGGGTTGGCCACCACCCGGATCACCGGCGCAACAGCGGTGGTCTTGCCCGTGAACAGCGCCGTCAGGAACCCGGCCAGCGGTCCGCTGGTGAACGACAGCACGTACCCGAAGAAGGTGCCGGTGACCGACACCCCGCCAGTCCCGATGTTCGAAAGCTGCTCGATGGCTTGCCGAATCGAGGTCGCTGACGAGATGAAGGAGATTGGCGCGGTGGTCTGGCCGCCGATAGTGATGGTGTACGACAGCGTGCCCAGGGTGATGGAGAACGCCAGTGGCGCCAGCCCGCCGCCGTCGACGGTCAGCATGCCGGGATGAGTGATCGGGGTACGGACCGTGAACTGCTTGGGCGTGCCCGTCACCGTGACGTTGCCAGGCCCAAGGGACGGCAGTGCCTCCAGCGCGGCTTGGATGGCGGCAATGTCCGCATCGACCGCGAGGTCTGCGGTCTTATCCACGGTCGCCCCATGGGCATATCCGAGTTTGTAGGTGCCCGCCGAGCCGGCGTTGTAGACGGTGAAGTTCCCGGGATTGGTCCACACGGCAACATCCTCGACGCCCTCGTACATCGGGTTATAGGCGTTCGCCGAGACCACCGCGTGATAGACCTTGTCGATATCAGCGTCGAAACCATCCTCGGTTGTGTACTGAATCTCCTTGGCCAGCTTCAAATACAGGAACCGCGGGCCCGAAGGTCCGTCCCATGTGCACTTGACCTTGTGCAGGTTGTACGGGGTGCCCCAGAGCTTTTGAAACCGAGGGCGGGACGCTGGGGTCAGCCAGAACGGCAGAATCGGATTGCGGATCGGTACCTCTTCGCCGACCGGCCGCCCGCCGGGCTGGAACGCTCCCGACTGGGTGCGCATCGTAAACCCGGTGTCGTACATACCCTTCGGATCGGTGTCGAGCACGATGTCATCGAGCAGGTACTCATCGTTGGGTGCGGACACCACCACCGAGTCGCCGTTGGACGATTCAAGCGTGATCGTCGCGACCGTCATCTATGACCACCTACCCAATTTCGCCGCCGCCATTTCGTCTTGTTGCTGCCGCATAATCGACACGGCATCGCTGGTGTTGAACGCGCTGATGGTGGTGTTGAAGACCGGCCCCGGCCGGGCCCCCGCCTGCGCGCCGTGAGCAGATCCCGCGGGAAGCGCTGCGGGCGCCGGCACAGCGGCCGACGCGGCAATGGGGGTCGCGCCGCCGAATCTGGCGCCGGGGCCTGCTCCCTCGGGTGCGCCACCAAGCCCGCCACCGGAACCACCACCACCGATGGATATGCCGCTGACGAATTGGGAGATTCCCTTGAGCCAGCCCGGCGAATCAGGAACACCGAGCACCCCGAGCGCCGAGGACACCTGTCCGCCGACCGCCGCGGCAGCTGCGTTGCCGAACTCGAATGTGCGCTCTGGCTGACCGGGCATCTGCGACTTGACACCCATACCGGCCAGCCCGATCCCTGACAGTCCGGCGATGGACGACGGCAGCGTAAAACCCCCGCCGCCGGCGGAGGATGTGCCACCACCCGGAGCAGCGGCGCTCACCGCTTCCGTGCCGCCGGGCGAGACCATGGTGTCGCCGACCGGCGGGTTGACGCCCGCGGCTACGCCCTGTCCGGTCTCGCCGCCCTTGGACTTGAGCGCACCCAACAGGCCATTGGTGATACCGGGCCCGGAGAAGATGTGCACGTGATCCATGTGGTTCTGCGTAGGGCTGCCGCGGTCGTCCATCTTCTGCGAACTTCCGCCCGGGTACCAGAGTTTCTGTTGCCAGATCGCCCATTTCAGGTCGATGGCCGAGGCGTTGTCGACGGCGAAGTCCTTGACTGCATCGCCCTTGGCCTTGTCACTGGTCATCACATCCAGGGCGCGGCCGGTGGAATGCTCCCCGTATTTGTCGGCCGGCCGCCAGCCGCCGATGTCGGAGATTCCGAATCGCTCGCTGATGATCTTGCGCAGCTGCGAGGTCCCGGCGACCAGGCCGCCGCCGGCATATCCGGGCAGCTTGCCCTGGTTGTTCAGGTAGTCCAGCAGGCCGGGGTAGGCATTCTCAATCCCCTTGCGCGACTTGGATTTGATAACGAACTCGTCCCCATGCACCACGCCCGCGATCTGCTGGGCCGACACGTTGCCGGTGTAGCCGCCACCGTCGAACTTGGGCATGTGCGGTATCGCGCTGATCTTGGTGCCGCCGACCTCGATAGACAGGGTGTCGGCGACCGCATTCCACTTATCGCCGATCCAGTTGAGCACCGTCACCAGGCCGTTCTTGAGCCCGTCCCACATGCCCTTGGCTGCGTTGGTGATAGCGCTGGGCATGCCTTTGACGAAATCGACTATGGCCGTGAACTTCTCCTTGACGCCGGTCCAGACCTCGCCAGCTTTGGTGACCAGCCAACTCCAGCCGTCGCCGATGCCTTCCCACACCCGCTTGAGCAGCGGCCAGGCGGTGTCCATAAACCATTTCACGACCGCCTCGGCGGCAACCTTGATCGCCGCCCACGCGGCGTCAACGATCTTGCGGAAGGTTTCAGAGTGGTTGTACGCGTAGATGATTCCAGCAGCCAATGCGGCAATAGCCGTCACCACCAAGCCAATGGGGTTGGCAGTCATCGCCAGGTTCCACAACCGTTGCGCAGCAGCAGCGGCCTTGGTGCCCAACGCGATCGCGTTCGCCCCAGCAGAGGCCAGCACCGCGGCAGCGTTCATCCCCTCCAGCAGCGGGGTTGCGGTGCCGAGGGCGTTGTTCAGCGTGTCGATCGCCCCCGCACCCCAGGCGTCGTCCCCGCCGATCAGTTCCTTGGTGGTGGTCAGCGCATTGCCGACTTCACTGATCCTGCCGGTGATCGAGCCGGTGACGGCGGTGATCTTGTCGGACGCCTTGGACAGGCCTCCAGAGAGCGAATTGCCCAGCCGGATGGCGATATCGGTGCCGACGTTGGCCTTGTCCACCGCGCCAACAAGGCTGTGCTTGATGGACTCGCCGGCCTTGGTGTAGTTGCCTTTGCTGACCTTATCGAGGATCGCCGTCACGATGGCTGCGCCGGTGCCCGCGCCTACTATCGACCCCAGTCCCGGAAGGGCGCTACGCAGAATGTTGCCGACCGACCCTGCAATGCCAGGCATCCCGGCGGGTATGGTCTTGGCGATCTGCTCGCCGATGGCGCGGCCCGCCCGCTCGCCCGCCTCGGCACCCGCGCTGACCATTGCCGCGGATTCGATTTTCGGGGTGACCTTGACATCGCCGGTGTGCTTTTCGACCGTCTCTTTGGCTTGCTTGCCGGCGGTCTCCGCGGCGGGCTGGTCGACCTTGGGCTTGACCGCAACATCGGTCGTCTGCTTCTCGATAGTGTCCTTGACCTGCTTGCCCGCGGTGTCGGCGGCCTTCTGGTCAACCTTGGGTGTGATAGAGACGTTGACGACCTTGCCGTCGATCTGCTGGTCGATCGCCTCGGTCACGCCCCGCAGTGCCGGGATGATCTGCAAGGTCGCGTACCCGATGGTTGTCACGTATGTCTCACCTCCACAACAGGTTTCACAGGTAGGTAGCTACTTGGCATATCCGCTCTTGCGTTTGAGGAACATTGCCTTGAGCGTTTCCTTCGCTGCGGCAACGGCTTTGGCGACCATTGCGGCGCGCGTCGGATGGTCGATGTCGGCGGGTGTCTTGTCCTGATCGCCGAGTAGTTTGACCATGGCAGCCCACACGTCGGCGATCAGGTGATCGGTGATCGTCCATCCTGACTGACCGTCGTTGACAGCCGCTACCGTGCGCGAATGCGGCGGCAGTTGGCGCACCAGGACACCGAGACGGCGGATAGACAGTGTGCCGCGGTACAAGTCGGTGAGATCAAGTCCGTTGTAATACTGGGCTAGGTCGGCCTCTATTTCGTCGCCGTGCTCGTCGAGCAGACTCAAGAGGCCGATTATTCCCCCGACAGCTCCAGCAGCTTGGCGCCGATCGCGGCGAAATCTCCCACGGTCGGGTTCGTTGCCAGGAACGCCGCCCACTGTTCGGACCCGAGAAGCAGCTCGGTACCGCCGAGTTCGTCGCCGTCCTTGAGTTTCATATAGGCCTCCAGGGGCACTGCCTCGCCGAATGGGATTCGCAACGTGATCCCGTTCTGTTCGATGTCTACATATCCATCGGCCTCGGCTTGACGAATCGCCGCGCTCTTCTTGGCCTTGCGATCCTGCGGCTTGGGCGCATTGGCGGGAATCGCCTTGCGCGGTGCGCTCTTACGTGGTGCGGTCATGTTCGACTCCTTGACTATAGGGGGAGGGGGCCGACTCGCGAAGGTGGAGCCCCAGCCCGGACGCGGGAGTCGGTTCGCGTCCGGGGCGGGTGCTTTCGCCTACTCGACCGTGACAGTGCCGCCGGTTCCGGTCGCCGAGACCGCGGGGACGGGGCCGGTGAAGGTGGCCACCAACGGACCGCCGTCGGGGCCCTCGACGGTCACGCCGGGCGCATCGAGTGCCTGCACAGAGTGCAAGTCCCGCAACGCCGATTGCAACGCGTACGCCGTCTTCGCCGTGAGGGAGACCGTGGTGTCATCACCCACTGTCGCCGTGTAGGCGGTCACGCCCGCGCCGATGGTGAAGGTCTTGGTGACATCATCGGCGGTGCTGCTGTCCAGGTACTTGAACACATCCCCGTTCGCGTCGGCGGTGTGATGCACGGTGATTTCCGCGAATGACAGTTCGCCGTCGACAATGCCGCCGTGGCTCTTGAGTTCGGCCAAAGCGGGGCGCAGCGCCACCCACACGCGGGTGATGTCCTCATCGACGTACCGGTACAGCACGTAGATTTGCACATCCTTGGGGATGCCCAGCTTGTCGGGTGTGGACCCGGGCAGGACGACCTTGCGGGTAACGGCGTTGTACTCCAGCGCGGTGAAACCGCTCTTGAGCTTGCCCTTGCGGAACTTGATACGGAACGAGGGGTGCCCGAACCCGTCGTATTCCTTGACCTCGCCAGACGGGTCGAGCGGGATGCCCTTCTTGTCGTCGATCAGACCAGAGAACTCCCAGCGCTTGGTTCCGGGGTCTTCGGTGGCAGTCGTCGGGATCAGGGAGGTGATGTTGTCGCCTGGCACATCCTGCTTCAGTATCAGCCAGACCTCGGCCTTGTCCGGGATGACAGTCGCATCGGGATTGATGGTTGCAACCATTGTTGATTCCCTCCTTAAGGGCTCCAGAGCCCTTGCGGGCCAACAAAAAACCCCGCCAGATTTGACGGGGTTGATCGGTGCGCTTTCTGCGCGGTTATCGGGTGCGCGCTCGGGTGCGCACGGTGAACGAGATCAGGTCACCGCCGGTCTTGGAGTCGCGCGCCTCGAGGAACGCGGTTCCGGGCAGGATCGCGGCGAGGCCGGGAATCCGGGTGGTGAGCAAGCGGGGCATCGCGGCGTAGGCGTACTTCGTCTCGCGGCCCGATGTCCATGACGTGACGCGAATGGTCGGGTCGGTTGCCGCCGGCCACATGTCCAAGGTGGCCCCGTCGTCGGCGACCAGCAGCACCGGGGGAGACCCGAGCGCCCAATTGGCCGGAAGCTCCAGACGCACCGACAGCTCAGGGAACCGGGCCGCCAAATCGGCCTTGAGCCAGTCCTTGATCAGCCGCGCAACGTCGACGGGCTCTCGCACCGCAGGCAGCGTCACCGGCCCGCCTTGCGTTGTGCCCGCCGCGCAGCCACCCACGCCTCGTTTGCATCGCCGGAGACCTTCGCCTGCGCGGGTGAGGCCTCCGGCCGCGCCTTGCGGCTCTTACCGCGACTGCGCTTCTCGACGGCGGGTTTGGGCCGCACCTGCAGTCCGGCCGCCGCGGCGGCACGGGTGAGCACGCCATCCTTGGCTTGCATCTCGGCGGGCACACTCACCGTGGCCGCGGCGCGGTCGGTGGTGTAGGTCTTGACCTTGGCGCCCTCGCCGATGTCATCGGCAATCTGGTCTGCCAGATCCTTGATCGCGGTCGCGGCGAGTTCCTTGAGGACTTCGGCGCCGCCCTCTTGATCCAGTACGAAGGCCATCAGCCCTGCCCCCGGGTGCACAGCACCTCCAGGCCGCCGCGCCCCGAGAGCATCCAGTCGTTGACGATGATCGGATACCGCTTGCCGCGCACCGTCAGTTCGTCGCTGTTGATCAGGTCGGTGCCGGGGTTGAAGTAGACCGTGCACGCGATGTCCTCGCCGCTGCGCGCCCGCTCTTGGCGGTGTCCCTGCCCGGTCTGCGAGCCGCTGCCGGGTGCCACGGCGACGGCTATCAGGGTGGTGTCGGTTGCCTGGGTCAGCTGACCGTTCTCGTCGCGGCCGCCGCCGCGGTGGCGGATCACCTGCTCGCTCATGCCGGACTCTCCAGGCGGTACTGCTCCAGGATTGCCAGCTCCGTAGCGGAAAACGCCGTCCGGGAAACGGTTTTCTGCTCGGCCCAGCGGAATGGCCCCACCGCGATCGGATCGCCGCCTGTCGGGGCTTTCGACATGCGATCAATGAATGAGAGCACCGCGGCATTGAATGCGCCGGCATCGTCATCGTCGATGCCGTGGTCCATGGTCACGGTGATCGCGCCGTAATGCGGCGACCAAAAGCCACCGCTCTTCTTGCGTACTAGCCCGCGCTTGGACACGTATAGGCCCGAAACATCCAGCGTCTTACCGTCTTCGGTGACCTCAGTCAGTGTAACGAGTCTGAGGGTGGGAAGGGCCAGCAGGCGTCCGCCGGGCCCGTCCAACTCGACCTCGTGGTTTTCCCTGACCGGGGTGACGTGCCAGCCGCAGAACTGCCGCACAGCGGACAGTCCCACGGCCAGCAGCCGCTCGGTCTCAGCGTCCGTCTTGTCGAGCCGGCCTCGCGTGTACTGCTCGACATCGGCGGGTTTGAGTTCGGGCATAGAACCCTACGCGCTCGGCTCGGACGATCCGGCGCCCTCATTCTGCGGCGGCGTCGTCTTGCTCTCGGGTGTCGCTGCCTTGTTCGCCGCGCGCTTGGACTTCGCGCCGACGGGCTTGACGCGATCGCCGTAGCGCTCGACATCCTCGGCATCCAGCTGCACGGTCGTCTCGCTCCCGTGGACCGTGGTCAGGGTGTATTCCTTCAGGGCCATTGCTTCTCCTTCGATTGATGGGGGATGTGACACTCTGCGCTGTTGCGGCACCGAGGGATTCCCCAGTGCCGCAACAGCGCTCAGCGGTCTACTACGGGGTCCAGTCGAGCGTGACCTTGCAGAAGCCGAGCGGCACGCGAACAGCGAGAGCCCGACGGACCACGCCGCGAATCACCACCTTGCCACTGGTGAAGTTCGACGCATGCTGCGTTGCAGCCTCGACGCGAACGCCACCCTTGCGGTACGCGGTCGCCGCCAGCTTCCACGAGCCCACGGCCACGGTGCCCTCAGCGATGGCCGGGGTAATCACCGTCTTCTGATCCCATAGCGGCGGCTTGAGCGTGATTCCGCCGCCATTGGCATACTGGCCGGCGAACGGGCCGCCGCCGTAGTACTGCTTGTTGCCATCCTTGGACAGGCGGAACTTCTGGTAGTCGTTCGGGTGGATGACCAGACCGTCTACCGGCAACCCCGAGTTGGTGTCCACCTTGGTCATGCCGCGGAAGATGGCTTCAAAGTTGTCCTCCGGGCCGGCCGAGGTTTCGGTCTGCAGACCGGACCGGTTCAGCACACCGAGAATGTTCTGCCCGGCCCCGCTGCCGTTGAGCAGCTGCTGCTCCTGGACATACGCCAGCCGGTAGAGCAGGCGGGTGTCGATTTCCGACTTGAGGAAGTCGGCATCGTCAATGAACTCGTCGGTGAGGTCGATGAATCCAGAGATCTTCTTGAGTGCGTCGGTCCTCTGCGTCGGGTTGACGAAGTGGACCTGTGGCATCGCCCCGCCCTCGGCGACCGGTGCCACGTCGCCTTCCATCGCGTCCTCGACGAGATACGAGATGGCGTTGCCCGAGATTGTGCCCTGCGCGAGAAGGTCGTCGATCGTAAGGCGAATTCGATACGCCTGCACGATGGTTCGATCGAAATCCGTCAGATACGGCACACCGTCGGTCCAGCCGCCGACGACGTGACTATCGGTCGCGGCCTTCGCGCCGAGATATTCGGGCGCCCCGACAGTGACGTTAGATTGGCCCTTCTTCTCGATCATGCTCGCATGCGCGTGCTTGACGAAGTGCTCGCCGAGGGACTTCGCGCCCCGCTCGTCACCGCCCGGCTGGACGTCGCCCGGGATCTCGCCGGCCATTGCGTCGAGCGCGGCCAGTGTCGCGGCCGACTTCTCGCCGGCGGCGATGTCGGACTTGAGCTGGTCGATCTCGCCCATCTTGGCATCGAGGTCGGTCTGCTCTTCCGGGGTCAGTGCCCGGTTCTCACCCTTGGCCTTCTCGGCCACCTCACGCGCCGCCTTGATCAGCGCTGCGAGCTTTTCCTTGGGATTCATCCCATGTGCCCCTTTCAGGCTTCGTTGATTGCTAACAGCGCCAGGTAGACGGACGGGTCCGGCGTGGCCACATCCGACGAAGCCTTCGGCTCCTCGGAGGGCGGTTCCTCACCGCTGGTCTGGTCCTGGTCTTCTTCGTCTGCCGAATCCTTATCCGGCAGCACACTTTTGAGAGCGGCCACAATCTCTTCGGCCTGAGCAAGCGCACCGCGCAGCGCCTGTCCGTTCTTGGCCGACAGCACGCGCTCGGCCTTGGCCGCCATGGCGCTGGTGGCTGCCTTGACCGCCAAGATCTCGGTCTCCTGATTGGCGCCAATCGGCACGATGGACACCTCGTAGAGTTCGAGTTCTCGCAGCTCGTAGTAGGCATCCCGCCAGGTCTTGTCCTCGCCCTCGGGCTGAACATACGCCCCGTCGACGACGCGATAGGCGAATGACATCTGATTGACCCGGCCCGACTTGAGTAGCCGATAGGTCTGCGCCGACTTGGGCGATTCCATGTCCAGGCGGCCGTGAACCTTGAGCCCGCGGTCATCCTCGGTGGCCTCGATGATCTCGCCGAGATTGAAATCGGGGTCGGCGGTGTTGTGGCCCCATAGCAGCGGGATCGGGACACCCTTGGCTTTCCAGTCGGCCAGCGTGTTCGTGAACGCGCCCGGCTGCACCACATCGCCGTAGCTGTCCTTGTTGCCGAAAACACTGGCGTAGCCGATGAATTCGCCCTCTTCCAGGCCGTCGGTCTTGAACTTCACGACCACGGCCTTGGTGCCGGCGTCGGCGTGTGGGCCGAGTTTTGCGGTGAGGTCGTCAGAAGTGGACATGCAAATCGTGTCCGTTGATGTGGCGGCCATTGCTCTTATCTCCCTCGTTCGGGTCGGTTGGCTCATTGCCTGCGGGTACCGGATTCTGGTCACCGTTGGCGGTGACATTCAGCGGGACGATCAGCTCGTCGCCGCCGTCGATGCGCGGCATGTTCAGCCGTGCGCGCCCCTCGTTGCGCGTCATGTACGGGCCACCGATGGCCTTCTGCAACATGTCGCCCTGCTCTTCAAACGAGCCGGCCAGCTTCGTCTGTAGGTTGAACTCGCAGTACACGTTTCGCGGGTCGGCCAGCTTCGGCACCAGCTTCTTGTTGATGCGCTGCACCGTCCGCTCGATCTCGGGACCGAGGTTGTCCCCGTAGAGCGCCTTGCGGAACTCGCGCACATTGGCGTAGTTCGCGTTGTCGAGAATGCCCACCATCGTGGGGTTGACGAAGTACACCTGCGCGCAAGTCTCCAGCGACAATTTCACGCCCTCGGCCCACTGGTTTTCCTTGGCGTTGAACGCGATTGCCTTGAGTTGCATGCCGTCCTCAAGCAGCGGCGTCCCGCCGGCGTTGGTCGCGCTGTCACCGGCGTACGAGTCTTTCCATTGCTGGATGAATCGCTTGCGTGGCGAAACACCGTCCGGGCCCGCTTCGGTCCAGTTGGGCGCCGTCTCGGGGCGCGTCAGATATGTGCCGACCCGGCCGCCGCGCTTCCACATCTGGTCACGGAATACCTGGCCGTGGATCTGTTCGGCCAGAATCGCTTTCAGCGAATGCACCGGAGAAACGCCAGACCTCGGGTCGACCGGGTTCCAGCCGCGGAACACGATCATGTCGGAGGCGTCGATCTCGGTCCACTGCCCAGATGTCCCCGGGATCGCCACCTTGTACTTGGCGACGTTGAATGCCGTCTGCCCGATGGTGCCGATGACCCATGTCGTCGGGATGTGCCGGATAACCCAACCAGTCGGTGCGTTGTTGTCGCGGCCGACGTACCAATACGTTTCGTCGTAGAGCATCCGCGAGGCAACGGTGGCCTCGATCAGCTCGAACTGAGTCATATCGTCGTTGGGGTCGCGCAGCAGCTCGGCGAGCGGGCTGTCACGGACTCGGTTACGTCCGTCCTCGGCATCGCGCTCGAAGACGTGGATGCCCAGCTGTGCGATGTTGCGCGAGACGAATCCGACCAGGGTGCGCAAGTGCGGCTGCTCGCGCCACAGCTTCTCGACGGGCTGGTGCATGATGCTGGTCAAGTACTCGTCCAAGCTCATGCCCTCGGGAATCAGCTCGTACGTCGGCCGCGCTGGCATGCTTGGAATCTGAGAAGGCTTGGGCGCGAACCCGAGCCATGAGGCTAGCCCCACCGGTCAGCCTCACAGCGCGACAAAGTCGTTGTCTGCATATGCACTCCTCGTCTCGGATTCCTTGGCGGCCAGCGCACGCGAAAGCGCCATGATCAGTCCCACCACGCCGTCGATCTTGTCGCCGGCATTGGCCTTATCCGGCTTCACATTTCCCGCGGGGTCCATGGCCACCGCGAAGTTGTCAATCTCCCAGCGCAACAGCGGATTGCCGCCGTGGCGGATCATCGGCTTGATTGGTAAACCGTTCTCGTCGGTGCGGGCGCCGATGCGGATCAACCGCTGTAGATCCTTGGTTGGCGCGCTCATCGAGGCGAACCCTTGGCCCATGGTGAGCATTGGGGCGCCGTCGCTGGTCAGGTTGTTGATCAGCTGGTTGGCGTTCCAGCGGTCGTAGGCGCATTCCTGCACCAGGAACTCGTCACGGTCCCGGCCGATCTGCGCCTCGATGAAGTCGTAATCGGTCACGTTGCCCGGGGTAGTCGTCAGCCAGCCCTGTTTGACCCACGTCGATGCCGCGTTCGCGGTGCGCTCGTCGAGCGCCGGAATGGAATCCTCTGGCGCCCAATGCCGGGCCAGTACCTCGAAAGCGCCGTCCTCGGTGGGGAACACCCACACCAGCGCCGTCAGGTCCGATGTCGAGCCCAAGTCCAGCCCGCCGTAGCACTGGCGGCCGGCCAGCCGGGACAGGTCCACGATCGAGGCGTTGGCGTCCCAGTCCTCGACCTCGAAATACCGGGTCGCCTGTTTGGTCCGAACACCCAAGTGCAGCCGCAGAAACCGCGCCAACTCGGCAGGTGAGTCCTTGGCCTTCTCCGCAGCCTCGATCATGTACCGCTTCGTCGGGCTAATTCCGTAGCCGGGATTGGACTTGCGCCACGTCGATTCGGCGAATGGGTCATCGCCCTTGATGAGCTTGCCGTTTTCGTATTCGGGCTTCTCGGCGGCGAACACCACCCCGTAGGTGCTTGGCCGCTTGAGCACCCCGCGGGCCAGTTTCTCGATCAGGGAGCGCTTCTCGTCGTACGGCGTGTGCCGGCGCCCGGCGTCGGCGGTCGTGATGTAGATGATGAGCGGCTGCTCACGAGAGCCCGTGCCGGTCTCCAAGGCCTCGATCAGCACCATGTCTTTGTGCAGGTGCAGCTCGTCGATGATCGCGCCGTGAATGTCGGCGCCGTGCTGCGCATCACCGGCGTTGGCGATCGGCTTGAAGTACGAGCCCGACGCCGCATGGGTGATCTTCGCTTGCAGCGCCCGTAGATGCCGTTTCAAGCCGGGCGACTTGTTGACGATCTGCCGGATCGGCTCGAACACGAACCCGGCCTGTTCCTTGGTCGTCGCCGCGGCGAGCACCTGCGCGCCGAACTCGCCGTCGGCCGCCGTCAGGTAGATGCCCCACCCGGCCGCGGTCGTGCTCTTGCCGTTCTTGCGCGGCATATCGAAATACGCCTGCGTGATGATCCGCACCCAGGCGCCCGAATCGACAGAGCGATGCACCCAGCCAGCAACCGGGGCGATCATGTACGCCACCTGCCACACGTCAGGATCGAAGCGCTGACCAGCGAATCTACCCTTGGTGTGCCGCAACTGCCGGAACGCAGCAACTACCTTGTCGACGCGCTCAGGATCGAACCGCGCCCCCGGAACCTCCCGGGGCTCCGGCGTCTTGATCAGCGGCGGGCAGTCAGGAACCGGATAGCCGCGTGACTGGAGATACCACGCCACCTCGGGGCTGAGCTTGAGCGCATCGAGATCCGCGTCAGCCCAAGGGCTATCAGTCGTCGTCGGCTGCACCCGCGAACGGGTTCGCCTCGAACTCGCCACGATCGTCGTCTCGCTTGGACACGTTGCGCTCAGCGGCCGGCGTCAAACCGAAGTGGTTGGCGAACTGCAGCAATCGCGAGGACGCCTGCTCGGCCACCGCCACCGCGGGGTTCTTCGTCCACCACACCGACGTGCTGCCGTCCTTGCGGGTCGACTCGTTGCGCACCGTGATCCCGTTGGCGTTCACATCCCTGGTCGCCGCGACGAACCGCGCCCACGTCTCGCAATACGCGGCCAACGTCGCGCGGTCCTCCGGTTTGATCAGGTCAAGACGCACCAGACCAGGGGCAACGCGCTTCCACTCGGCCTTTGCCTCAGGAGAGAGCCAGGTCGGCGGATTCGGGGCCAGACGCTTGAACGCCGGGGGCTGCGCAACCGGCCGACCTGCACTGTCCTGGCCCTCACCGCGACCACTGAGCAAGAGCAGTTTCGCAGGCTGCCGTGCGGGCATCACTCACCACCTATTTGCTGTACAGGGAGGCCATTTGCTGGCGCGCCATGGGATTTATGCATAATTACCCCCCTTGCATGAATGTTGTGCAGAAAAATCTTTGCCTACCGCGGCGAGTCGCATATGTGCTGGTCAGAGCGATACTCACCCCTATACCCCTTCTGACCTGCGAATATGCATCCAAGGGGGCTATTCGCCATGCATAAACCTCTGAATATTTATGCACGCACTCTTGGATAGAAGTTTGCTCACCACAGACGGCATTTGCTGCACAGCTTGGCGAAGATGCTCTTCGTCCAGCACGCAATGGCGATGCGGAGCTTGGTGTGCCATGGCATGTACTTGCGCAGGTCGAGGGTGCCGACGGCCTGGCCACCGCACACCAGAGTGATCACGTGGGGCTCGCGTACCTCGGTGGTGATCGTCATGGTTCGGAACTCGGCTGGTGCCATGGGTCGTGCTCACCTCGCTCTGGTCTTGCCACGCAGTGCGTCGGCGTTGGTCTTGGCCTTGTGGTGGTCCTCGCACAGGGCCATGAAGTTGCGCGGGTCGTACTTGGCGCCACCCTCAGCCAGCGGTGTCACGTGGTCCACGTCGTCGGCCAGTCGTGGGCAGCCCGGGCGCTCGCACAGCGGGTGTGTGGCCAGGTAGGCATCACGCACGCCCTGCCAGCGTCGGTCATTGCCGCTGTCGTGGGTGGACCCTTCCCATGCGGGACGACACGAGCAGGGCCGGCCCTTGGGCGCGGACTTGTGGCAGCGAGCGCACACGCGCGGTGGCGCACTGGGCATGGTGCGACCTCTCGATAGGACTGGCCCCGAACTGCCCGTTATCCCGGGCTCTGGTGTCGGGCCGCAGCGTGGGCAGCCAGGAGCGCAGCACCCAGGATTGGGGCATCGATGGTGGGCAGCCGTGAGGGGACATGCGCGATGGTCACGCCCGCACCCGACTCATTGAGCCGCACCTCACCGTCGGCCCATGGCTGAAAGGACAGCGGCACCTGTACCGTGCGAGTGCCGAATTCATCGACCTGAACTGGTGGCAGCCAGACCACCTGGTAGCCCTTCTCGCCGAGGTGGTGCAACAGTGCCCGCGCCACCTTCGCGGCAATCTCTGCCTGCGACAACACCGCCGTTTCGTCACTCCAGCCCTGCACGACCTCGTTACGCACGAGTCGCTTCTCCCGGAAGAACTCCGGGATTGCCGTGATGACCTCGCAGATGGCCGTGAAAGGGTCCATTCGCCAGTTCTACTCCGAGGGTCCGACATCACCCCAGATATGACAAAACCCCAGCTAGGCCGGGGTTTTTTGGGCAGGGTTTTCGACTGGCATCTCGGAGTTTACGCAGGTCAGAGGGTTAATACAAACAGTGTCGACCATGGGCGTGTTCTGGCTAGAACGTGGCCCTGGGCGTGCAGAACTCTGCAAGGATCTGGCTATGGACCCCAAGTACATCCAAGCGAGCGACCTTCAACCGGGCCACGTCCTGGTGTCCGCGTATGAAGAGTGGGAGAGTGATGGCCGAATCAAACTCGGAGACCCGTTCTACGTGAAGTCCACCAAACGGGTAATCGAAGGCAGCCGCGCAGTCCTGGATGTGAGAGGCCAGACCGGGCATCAGCGTCTCTACAGACTGAGTGAGCGCGTTGCCATTCTCTATACGCCGATCGAGGGTGACGATCTCAACTCGATCGAGAAGGCTCAGGAAGTACTCACCCGGCATGGATACATTGACGAGGCGGAATCGCTTAAACGTGTTGTCGAACAACATAACTCAATCAGTTGATGCGGTGTTCTCAACGGGTTCCTGTTCCGTCTCGCGTATCTGACGTACAGCCCGGAAGCTGAATACCCGGGGGTCGCCGCGCTGGACGTAGTGCTCGACGAACACGCCCTTGTGCAGCCACCCGCGCGGCCGGATCTTGCCCGAGGCGATCCACTCATAGAACTTGTTGCGCCCGACCGGTTCGTCGATGTCGGCGAGGCGCTTGAGCAGCACGCGCTCGGTCATCAAATCGCCTTCCAGCCATGCGCGTTGGCGGTTGCGCTGTACGTCGACGGGCTGCTTGCACGCTGGGCAGGTGATGCTGCGCTCGTCGGTCGCGGCGTACAGGAACTTGCCGCACTCGATCGCCTTGCCGGCGCGTGAGTACGCCTTGATGGTGGGGCAGGGGCCGGCGAAATGGCGGTCTGGCCGGTTGATCATGCGCAGGGCATTGGCGCGCAGGTCGGCCATTTCCTTGAAGCACCGCATGGCTCCGGGGTCGGCCGCGATGGTGTGCACGTGCTCGGCGAGCCATTCGGCGGCGTCGGCCGCGGTGGGCTGGTATCGCTTCGGTAGGCGCCGCCAGCGTTCATCGGGTAGTGGCCCGATGAAGTCGAGCGGGACGACGCGCACCGGCTCGAATGTGATACGCCGGGTCTCGCACAGGTCGCGCACCCATGTGGTGACGGCGTTGCGCGTTTGGTTGCCGATGGTGTTCGGGTTGCCCTGCGAATCGAACCGAATCGGGCTGGGTTCCTCGCTGGACTGACCGACCGATCCGGTGGTGAGTACATCTTGCCCGGTGAGCGTGATCTCCAGTTCGCCTATCAGCCAGGCGATCTCGGTGAGGTGTTCCTGTAGCTGGTCTATGCAGTCGTTGCACAGGTACAGATCGCACTTCTGGGAGCACTTGCGGCACTTGGTCACTCGGAGACCTCGGCCCACGTCGATACCCAACGGACCTGATTGGTGATGATAGCCGGTGGTGGCGTTAGACCTTGCGCGTAGTAAAAGGCTCCGTAGCCTGGCTGTACCCAACCGTTATGAAGAGTCCGGTGTTCCTGCGTGAGTCTCCCAAAGGCTTTTTCGATCTCGGCGGCAACGTGTTCATGTGAATACACCGCGCCACAGAAGCACTCCCACCACCCGTCGTGCTGACCCCATGGGTTGCGCTCATGCATCCGAACTACCTTTGCGGTGAGCTTCTGTGCGTCGCTCACTTCGGCCATGCCGCTGCCTCCAGTCCTGCGTAGTGACGTTCCTTGACCGTGAACGGCATTGCCTCCCCGAGGTGGAAAGCGCCCATGAGCGCGAGCACCGCGGCGTCGGCGATGTCATGGTTGAGTACCTTGACGCGGGGCTCGAACCACTCGCGGACGTTGGCCAGAACCTCGCCTTTCTCGGCCCGTCCGCTGCCGGTGGCCCACTTGGCGCGGGTCTGCGGGGGAACTACCGCAACGGGAACCTTTTTGGCGTCCAGCGCGCCGTACAGCCCGTGCCATAGCCCGCTGCGATCGAACGTCGAGGGCAGGAATTGGCCATAGGCCGGCCCCTCGATGACGGCCAGATCGGGCGGGCCGTCGCGCAGCGCCCACTCGATGACCGATCGGCACACGGCGCGAACGCGCCGGCTGCGGGTTGCGTACGAATCGCCGTCGTGGCCGCCGTAGCCGATCGAGTGCAGTGCGGCGGGCGCACCGTCGCGCAGCACGGCCAGACCGGTGCTACGCAGGCTCGGGTCGATACCGAGGACGATGGTCATGCGCACTCCCCGGCGTGAATGGTCCAGCAGGCCGGGCAGACGTCGGTCGAGCCTGACTCGATAGGGCATCGATCGTGCACTAACTCGCGGTCCGGGTACGTGTACCGCACCTCGTCGCCCGGGCGAATCTCGCCGTCGCAGTCACCGCACCGTCCCTGGAATTTCGCCTCGAAGCTCATCAGATCTCCTTGAAGGCGCAGCGGGCGAAGTGAACGATCCGGTAGTTCAGTCCCCGACAGCGTTGTTGGGGTAGGGCTTTGCATGTGGGGCATTGGATGCGCAGTGCGGCCAGGACTGCGGGAGATTGGGGGTTGGCCAGTTTCGGGATCTTGCCGGCGGCGCTCATGCGACTGCCCTCGCTGCCTCGGAGCGCGAGGGGTGGAAGTCCTTGCGCTCACTGCCGGTAGCGCTGTTCCAGCATGGCTTGCCGACCCCGGCGGCACATGGCGGGTACGGGCACCGGACACTCAGCTCGGGGCGTTGGTCTGCCCCGCGGCGCTGGTATTTGAGCCCGACATCGAGGTCGAGGTGCTGCGCGAGCCGGGCAATCGGCTCGACCGACTTGGCCTCCAGTTGCGCCTGGCGAGCTTCGCGTTCCTCACGGCTTTCGCGTTCCATCTGGTCTCGCCGCATGACCTTGACGCGCCCGTAGACGTGCCCGGGTTCGAGCCAGACGCCCGGATTCTCCCGGAGGTGGTCTCGCACTGCCGTGAGGGCGAGATTGCGCGGGAGATCGCCAATCACGGCTTGCCACACGTCGACATCGGTCTCGCCCACGGTGCGCCGGTCGGCAGCGGCCACGGCGGTCAGCACGTCGATCACGTCGTTGCGGTTCATGTCAGCTCCAATCGGTTGGTGGTGGAGTTCTTGAGTGCTTGGACCTGCGCAACGCGCTGGTCGGAGGTCGATTGCACGGGCCGGACGGCGCCGGGGACTGGTGAACTACGGCCGTTGATCAGCTCGGATACCAAGCTGGGCAGGGTCTTCGGGTGGAGGCTCTTGGTGGTCCAGAGCGCGAGCGCCGCGCCGACCAGCTCCTCGGATTGGCCGTCCTTGAGCAGCGCGGATGCCTGTAGGCGCAGTTCGGTTCGGACGGCCGCAGGGTGCTTGGCGGGGATGTGCTCACTGACAAGCCGATTGGCTGCTGGCGTGACGGGTGCGCTGCGCGGCTCGCGCTCGGTCGAGTCGGGACTAACGCTCTTAGGTTCCCCAGAGTTCTTTGGGTATTGGGTATTGGGTATATACCCGGGACTCTCGCGGGAGTCCCTTCGGGTGTCCCCGGTGTTGTCCCCCCGTTTGTCCCCGGGGGACACGCGGTGAACCGAGCCGCGTTGGTTGGCCTTCTTGTCACGCCACTTCGCGCGGTCAGCTTCGACCTTCTCGTAGCTGTCCTGGCGCCACTCGTGGAATGTGTAGCCCTTCTGCCCTTGGTATTCCGGACGATCGCCCTCGTACTCGCCTCGGCGCCACAGTTGGGCACCGATGAGCGCCTTGGCCTTGACCGTGCCCTGAGGCTGTTGCTTGACCCACCACTCGGGCACGAATCCGTCTGTGCCGTAGGCCATCGACCAGCAGCCAGCGCGGTTCCACATGCCCCACGCTGCATCCCCGGCCATGATCGCCTTGGGGTGCGAGTGTGAGTCGTCGCTGACCTTGAAATGCGGCATTACGCCGTTACCTCCGATTCGGTTGTGGAGTTGGCGATTTCCAGCAGCACGTCGGCATGGCATGGCTGGTCGAGCGGGCACCAGCACGCCAGGTCGCGGCCAGCTAGGAGGTAGCGAATTACACCGACTTGCGATGTAAGCCACTTGTCGCCGTTGATGTTCGGGCCACCGCCACGAACCATGTCGGCATAGCAGGCGACGGTCTGCTCAACGGTCAGAACGGTTCCCTCTGGCAGCCATGGCATTCGTGGTCGACCTGGACCCGCAACGTACGGGTTGCCCCACTGGCTCGGCCGCCCGACGTAGATAGCCCCCTCGGGCATCCGCCAGCCCGCGGTACGCTTGCGCTGGATTCGCTTGGGCATCAGGCCACCTCCCAATCACCAAGGGCAGCGCGTTCCACGTGTGCTTTGCATCCCCACTCGCGCAGCTGTTTTGCCGCCGCGTCCGGTTGGGCGCGTTGCATGAACCGGCGGGCAGGAGCGATGGGCACGGCGATCACAGGTTGGTCGTCGTAACCTCGGTATCCGTTCGGGTAGTCGGGCTCGTCTCCGGGTTCGCACACAAGGCGGGTGAATCGCGGCTTGTTGCCCCAACCCGCCGGCGTCCATTCGTCACCCTGGTCTTCCAGGTACTCGGTGATATCGGGCAGCCAGGCGGGCGACGGGTCATCACCCTCGGGATTGTGGAAGTAGTCGACGATCTGCTCCCACCAGCGCCAGTCTTGGTCAATGAAGGGCATGCCGTCCTCGGTCGGCCACTCGTCGACAACCACGCGGTAGATGTACTTACGTGTGGCCATCAGCGCACCACCTCGGGGTATTGGTCCCATGTGCGCCCGTCCAGCTCGCGCCCGGCGCGCTTCTTGCCGACGCGCTGCATGGTGGCGTACCCCGGATGCGGGATGTTATCGGCGGCGATCACGCCGTCAGGTGAGACCGTTTCCCATTTGGCGTTGGGGTAGAGATCGCCGTGCGCTCGCTCATACTCGTAGTCGTCGGCCTCGCGCGTCCAACGCCATTCGCCCCACTGTTTGAACAGGAACGGCACGCCAGCGGCTAGGCATTGGTCGCGCAGTGAGCGCGCCCAGTCTGGGTGCATTGGCCTTGCGCCGGAGCCAGATTCGCCGCCGACGATCACCCAGTCCAGATGCCCGATCCAGAAAACCGAGTCTTTCCCGATCGGGTCACCATGTAGGTCGATCGGCCCGAGAAGCGGCTCGGCACTGACGAACCGTGCGGCGGCCGGGGTGTCCAGCAGCGCGGGGATGCGGAGGTCGGCGCGCTTCTGATCCTCGGCGCTGACACCCAGCCAGACGTTGGGTAGTGGCCAACCGGACCACGGCCAGTCCTCCATCGACGGGCGCCCCTTCGGCATCTCCAGCTGTCCCCATGCGTCGTAGACCTGCTGTTGAAACTCGCCATCTCGCAACAGTGTCCGCATCCGCCCGTGACGCTTAGTGAGCAGCTGGAACGTGTGCTGCGGTGCGAGCGCCATGACGGCGAACACGCGGGCGATGTACTCGTCAGGCACCTTGTCGTGGAATAGATCTGACATTGAATTTACGAAGATGCGGCGAGGCTTGGTCCAGCGCAGCGGCAAGTCGAGCTTGTCCGGTCGCAGCTGCACATCGAATCCGGTCTCGAAATAGTGCCCCCGCGTGCCGCGCCAACGCTCTGCGAACGTCTCGGCGTAGCAGTGATCGCAGCCGGGAGACACCTTGTCGCAACCGGTTACCGGATTCCATGTGGCATCGGCCCATTCGATGCCGGTCTTGTCGCCCATCACTCACCCCTTCTGAATTTTGTATGGCATTTGTCGCACCGTGGCCGACCGGCGCTGCGCGGCTCGGT